ATTTCATCCTTTTGGAATCATCAGAGGGACCACCCAGTCCCTTATAGTTACATTCCGCTTTAATGCTTTCGCATTATTACTCTCACTCTGATTTTGGATTCGCCTCGCTAGCTTGGATTCTTTTGGAATGTTTACTAGGTCATTAGGTCCCTTCCTTAGTTAATTCAAAATACCTGCTAAGGTTCAGTTCCTTGTCTTGAGTTAGAGACTGCCAAGGTTCAGTCCCATGGGGTTTTAAGATTAGATATATGTGTTGTGCCCGCCCCCCTGTGTGTGTTTACGTTGTCTCATATGTATACAGATTATACTAATGGATAGGACTGTCAATACTTTTTGCAAAAATAATTTAATTAATTTTTTGGAAGGTGTAATCGGGGAAAAAGAAAAAGACAACCAATCCACTTGAATCATGTCGCTCTATGTAATACCTTTATCTAATCATGGAGATAACACAATTAGATATGAGGCTAACCAACTTAGAGAACTCGGTTAAGGAAATCATTGAGATGGTTTCCATACTTCCAAGGCTAGAAGAGAGAATGATCTCACAGAGGACTAACCTTGAGGACCACGAGGCAAGACTAAGGAACCTAGAGAAAAACCAAAGCAGGAACAACATGTTTTCCTCTTGGATCGAAAGGATAGTAATAGTAGCCATCACTCTAACACTAGCAGGTGGATTTAAGATTCTAACCGGAGCCTAGTTATCTTTTTCAAAAAGAAAGTCGAAGCGACGCTTGATCGCTTTGCATATCACCCAAGCGGAACCATGGGAATTTTGTCTATAAAGGGAGAGACCTTTTGGACAGCCGAGCGTCCATGGATGAACAACCAAAGATCAATAAGCTGTATCCCGTCCGGAACTTATCAATGTAAAAGATACTCATCTAAAAGATTCGGTGAGACCTTTGAGATAACAGACGTGCCCGACAGAACTTATATTCTTTTCCATGCTGGCAACTATCCAATAAAAGATTCAGAGGGCTGCGTGCTAATCGGGGAAGAAAAAATGGGGGACACAATTGCAGTATCAAATTCACGTAAGGCAGTTAATAGATTTAGGGAACTACTAAAGGACACCGATGATTTCACAATCACAGTCAGAGAATCAACTCCTCACGACTGGTCGTAATAAGACCTGCGTAGGCTGCGAAGAGACCAAGGACGAGTCACGATTTGAATTATCTAGAGGATATAGAATTAATCTTTGTCGACGGTGCCGTTCGGCGGGGAAAAGAAAAAAGATCAGCCGCACTCCATATTCTTATATAGCACACCTCTTCTCTCATATATGCAGTAAGAGAAAAGACACCCATGGTTTTAACCTAGATAGAGAAGACCTATATAGAATCTACGACAAACAAAAGGGACTCTGTGCTATTACTAACATGAAGATGACTCACATAAAGGACGGCAAAGGAAAGCGTCAGGAAACCATGGCTAATATCTCTATAGACAGGATAGATAACTATGGACCTTACGCTCCCGAAAACATCCAGCTTGTGTGCTTCGCTGTGAACATCATGAAGCACACTCATAGCATGAATGAGTTCCTTAAATGGTGTAAACTTGTAAGTAAAAACAACTAGGTGAATTATGACTATTAAAGACAAGAAACTAATGCAAAGGAAGCTCGAGTTCGTTGAGCATTTCTTGGTGACAAAGAACGCAACTGAGTCCGCAAAACGATGTGGGTATTCAGAGAAGTCTGCATACAATCAAGGCTATCGATTGATGAAGGACGATGATGTGCAAAAAATGCTTGCATGTGAGCTAGAAAAGAGCAGAGAACGCAATCTAGCAGACTCTGACGAGATCATAGAGAGGCTTAAAGAAGAAGCCCTAGGTGATATCCATGGAGCAACAGCAGGATCACGTGTGAAGGCTCTAGAGCTGCTGATGAGGCACTTTAATATGCTGGATTCCAGTCAGAAGGTCGAGCTCTCAATGAAAGATTCTTGGTTCGACAATTTAGACCTTGCCAGCTCTGATTCCTCTGATAAAAAGAATCACCTTAATTAGGCGATGCTCCGTCAAATGCTCAATAAAGTAAGTGCTCACTATCGCCACAACGCACTCAATAGGGGGCGGGGGTGCTGGACAGGGTACCTCATACACATACACACACTACACTCTCCCTTGTCTTTCCCCCATATAGAGATTTCAGGGGGGGAGTAGTTCCTAGGGGGGAGGGGTTTCTTAAAATATGGAAATTGAAAAAAATAAATTTCAAAAAATTATAAAAACCTTCAAGGCGAATCTCAGCATTTACGCTAAGAACTGTCTTAATATTATTGACAAGAACGGTAAGTCCGTACCGCTTGAATTCAATCCGGCTCAGCTTGAGCTTGACAGAATGATTAACGAGCAATGGGCTCATCATGGCAGGGTGAGAATGCTCATCTTAAAGTCCAGACAGACGGGTATTTCGACCTACTGTCAGGCACGTGGTTTTTGGAAGACCGTATCGGCTCAAAACCAGAACGCCGTAGTGGTATCTCACCTTAATGAATCCACCAAAGCTATCTTCGGAATGGTTAGATACTTCTATGATAATTTGCCACATCCGTTAGTTAAACCAGAGCTTAAAGAATCCACCACCAGTTCGCTTCAGTTCACCCATGGATCTAGGTGGCGTATTGCGACGGCGAGAACCAGTGAGGTCGGGCGTGGTTGGACCACCAATTATTTGCACGGATCTGAGGTAGCCTTCTATCCAAACTCGGATATTATCCCGGGGTTATTACAGACAGTGCCCGAGGATAACTCAGAGATACTTTTAGAATCTACCGCCAATGGAGCGGGGGGTTGGTTCTATGATGCATGCATGAGAGCCCTAAGGGGCGAAGGTGAGTGGCAGGTATGCTTCATTCCTTGGAGCATGATGCCCGAATACCGCCGTAAGGTTAATGAATACTTTGAGCGTACGCCCGAGGAGGAGGTGTTAGCTAATATGTATAACCTAGACAACGAGCAATTAAACTTCAGGCGAGGCAAGATACAAGACCTCGGAGGCGAGGATCTCTTTAGGCAGGAGTATCCCATTACCCCGCAAGAGGCGTTCCTCACAACAGGGCGTGTCTTTGTGGAACCTAAGTGGATTGATGCCGCATACAATGAGTGCTATTCCCCGACTTGGCAGGGCATAGTTAGAGGCAATGAGTTCATAGAAAGTAACAATGGTCCGCTAAAAATTTTCGAGCATCCAAAAGCAGATTACAGGTATTGTATTGGGGTGGATGTTTCCGAGGGGCTTGAGCACGGCGACTATTCCTGCGTTCAGGTTCTGGATCACATGGGCTATCAGGTGGCGACATGGCACGGGCACATAGACCCGTTTGACTTCGCCGAGGTGATTGCCGCCATAGCGACCCACTACAACAAAGCTTGGACCTTGGTTGAAAGAAACAACCATGGACTTACAACCATCAGGAAGTTACAAGACATGGGTTACCCTAACCAGTATGTTGAACAATCGGTGGATGATGCCTACGTGGATCGTTTAACAAGGCGAGCGGGTTTCTTAACCACCAGTAAAACCAAGCCGTTGATCATAGATAACCTCACACATTTATTGCGTCAGGGTGAGTCAGGCGTAGCTTGTGTTGATTTAATTGACGAGATGCGTACGTATGTAATTGATGCACGAGGTATTACAAATGCACAACAAGGGTGTTATGATGATAGAATCATGGCATATGCTATAGCACTGTTTGGTTTAAACTCCATGCCAAGGAAACAAAGAATACAGATAACCAACAGACACAAAAGAGATTTTATTTAAATGAGTGAACTAGATAGAAAAGAAGTAGCCCCAGAAGGAATAGCAATGGCTGGCGACAGTCTCGAGATGGATGAGCCGATTGTAAGCCTTGGGGGAGAATTAAAATCAAAGTACTATGAGTTCAGGGATGCAAGGTCCGACATAGAGGACGACTGGGTAGAAGACCTTAGAGCATTCATGGGTCAGTACGACAATGATACCCTAGCAAAGATCAGGGAGAAGGGAGACAGATCACAGGTCTATGTGGGTCTTACCCGAACCAAGGTGTTAGCTGCTTATTCAAGAATCACAGATTTATTATTCCAACCCGGTCAAAGATTTTATTCAATCGAGCCTACCCCCGTTACTAAACAGCCAACCGTAGAAAGAGAGCTCACAGAAAGAGCAGCCCTAGAGATCATGGAGGCGGCTCAGGTAATCGATCCTATGATGGTTGATGATTTAATTCAGGCTAGATACAAGGAGCTTGTTAAGGAGCTCGACGAGGAAACAGAG